GTATCAAGATAAGCGTGCAACTCGTGCAGTTATGAACTTTGTTGCAGACTACGAACCAGATGAGTTGTTCTGTGTAGGTGATGAGGCTGATAGCCCAGAACCGTCACGTTGGAACAAGGGTTTGGCTGGAGAGTTTGAAGGAACTCTACAGAAAGGTCTAGACGAAACAACAAAAGTAATGACAGGTTTCAAGGAAGCGTTAGGCGACAAGCCTTTCCATACAATGAGGAGTAATCATGGAGACCGAATCCAAAACTACGTCACACGATTTGCCCCTGCGCTTGCATCGTTACGTGACCTTGAGTATTCCAAGTTACTTCGGTACCGTGAGAACGAGATTACATATCACAATAAGTTCTATCAGTTCGCACCAGGATGGATACTTGCGCATGGTGATGAAGGCAGAGCCAATAAGCAACCTGGTGGCACGGCTCTTACCCTTGCTAAACAAATTGGGTCTTCAGTTGTGTGTGGGCACACCCACAAGCAAGGGATTCAACATGAACACACAGGATTCGGTGGCATTATTAATCACCGACTCTACGGAGTGGAAGTTGGTCATCTCATGGACTTGGCGCAAGCGCACTATCTCGGACAGACTGGTGCTAACTGGCAACAAGGATTTACTATCCTCTATCAACGTAGAGGCAATGTAACCCCCGTGAACGTGCCAATCAATGGTCGTTCATTCGTAGTTGAGGGTAAGGTTTATGAGTTCTAATGATAATTTTGTCCAAGAGTATGAAGGAATGGTTCGACAGATTGCATCCGAATATCATCGCAAGTATCCAATGGTGGAGAAAGCAGATTTAGAACAAGAGATATGGTTGTGGTTTGTGCAGCATCCACGCAAGATGGAAGAGTGGACAACTACACATGAGTCGAAAGACTCTGACAAGTTAATTGCTCGCTCCCTCCGGAATGCTTCGCATGACTATTGCATCAAGGAGAAAGCACGAGTAGAAGGGTATGCACCTGATGATGTATTCTTCTACAAGAAGGAGTTCATCAAGATGATGATTCCTGCTGTGCTATCAGATGATTGGCAGAAGATTGAGAACAGCATGGCTAACATGGGGCGTACAATGAAAGCCCCGTCTGAGTCTGGTGACTTCATGGCTTATGCTGCGGACATCAAGAAGGCATTCGAGGAACTTGAAGAGAAAGAACAGAACCTAGTGTTCTTGTTCTATGGTGAGGATGTTGATTCCAAGACACTTCATGAGATGGTTAACAACGAGCGACCAACTGCTAGGGCTACGGCAATGGCAGCCAATCGTTCACTCAACAAGATGGTTAGGAAACTAGGTGGCTTTGCGCCACAAAAAGATAATGATTACGTTGAGCCAGAGAAGGTTGAAGTAGAATGATTTGTACAGAATGTCAAAAAGCAGGGGATGCATCAAGATTATCCTCTGAGTTTACCCTAGCCCATATGTTCCGGAGGGAACTATGGTACAAGGCTAAGACATTGCATGCCATGTGTAAAGCAGTTGATTGCTACTGTCAGCATTTAGTTAAGGCTATAACTTAAAAGCAAAAATAACCCCCCTTGGATTTCTCCTTGGGGGGTCTTTGCATAAGGTTTAACTTATATTTTCTTGGCCTTAATCTGACGACCATCAAGCACTATAGGTGCAGTGCCATTGTGCCATACCCAGAAACCAATAGGCATCTTAGGATTACAGTCAATGGTATGCGACCAATGTGAATGGTAGGTAGAACCAGCCCAGCCAGATGTATTCTTGTCATCATGACCAGTCTCATCTAACTTATCTGTTCCTGGGTAGCGACATAAGCGGCCACGCAGTACATCTCCAGCACCCTTTGGGTACTCAACGCGCAGCACTACAGTCCATTCCCACACACCATCTTCAGGAACTGTGAATGTATCCTTGCCCTGGAACTTTACGTAGGTCCAAGTCTTAGGTGCAATAGATTGCTTTGCCTTACCTGAATCATCTTTGAATAGGATGCCACTCACGATGCAAGAACCTTTGCAGGGTCTAGGTCTTTGCTAGTGCTCCAGCGAGGTCCTGACCTGAGTTCCACGTGGAGATGGGGACCGGAAGAGTTACCTGTATTACCAGATTTTCCAATGACCTGTCCCTTAGATATCTTATCTCCTGGCTTGACCAGTGACTTACTTAGGTGAGCATAGATAAAGAATGTTCCATCTCCCAAGGCTTCTACGATTTGTGTACCGTATGCCTTGCCCCAGTTAGCGTTAGCAACTGTGCCATCAGCAACTGCAAGAACTTCTGTTCCTGTTTTAACTGCAAAATCACAGCCCGTGTGGTACCCTTTTGACCACATCTTCCCCGCCTTCTTATAGGCGCAGGTAATATTTCCATCTTTAATTGGTAAAGCCATTAGTCTTTATCCTCTTCTCTTAGTGGTATTGTTATGAGCCACACAATTAAACCGAATACGGTAATCAACCCTGTAACTTTTTTAGCACTGCCTTCTAAAGTAAAGTAAGCAATGGCAAGGCCACAGAAAGTATAAGTTTCTGCGGTGATATTCTTTAAGTATTTCTTTAGCCAGTTAATCACTTGACTCTCCTAATTTGTGCTAGTTGCCCAACAATGACTGCAGATACCACAACATTCTGAGATGTCTCACGTGATTCTGGTGTCATATCTACACCAATATTGCTTACCGCTTTCAATGCTTTACCTGGGTCTGTAAATAATACATTAAGCAATTCGTTTGTGTTATCAAAGATTTCAATAGCGTCTGCTACTTCGGCAGTCAGTACGACACCGTTCTCTAACATAACTGGTTGCTCTGGTGGTAGATCCTCGTAGTCAAGTCCTGATTCCTCTAACGCTTCAAAGGTAATTGCTTCTCCAGCAAACTCTTCAATCAAGGCATCGGCTACAAGTTCGCGTTCCTCATCAGTAAGTACACCATCAGCAAGTGCATCATCTATAACTTCTTGAGTTACCTCTTCAGCAGTTGGCTCTTCTTGTACAACTTCTTGTACAACTTCTGGTTCAACAACAGGCTCAGGTTCTGGCTCTGGCTCAACAATCTCTGGTTCAAGTGTAATCACCTCTGGCTCAGGCTCCACGACAGGCTCCTCAATGGGTGCAGGAGGCTCTGTAACGGATTCTGAGGGACTTTCAGAGGGAACTGGTACCTCAGGTACAGGAACGACATCTATCTGGGAAGGGATAGGTGTAGGTTCAGGGGTCTGGGTAACTTCTGGAGTTATTGTTGGAGTAGGAGTTGGCTCTACTGTAGGTTCAGGCGTTGGAGCAATGCCGTAGTACCACCTAAGTGGGCTATCGGGTTCTAGTCCATCAGAAATGTACACGGTGTACTGACCAGCAAATCCACCCTCACAGTAGAGGCGTGGGATTTCACCCTTATCAGAAAAATATTGATTAGTATTGTCCCAACCAACATTAAATTCTCTTTGAACATTTTCTGCGTTAGCACAGATAATGGTAGTCCATGCTTCTTCAGCAAAAGCATTTCTTGGACTAAGAACCGTAAACGAACCTATAAGAAATAAAACAATCCCTAAACGGAATAGTTTATTCAATTACTACTTAGACTTCTTCTCGTTTGCTTTGGCAAAGGAGTCGTTGATTTCTTTGTCATCTAGTTTGCCGTCGCCAAGGTAGCCACGGGCTAGAGATTCAGACACAACTGCAACACCCATGATTGCTGCTAGTGCAGCAGACTTCCATGTGTCAATACCTAGTAGTGCACCAGCACCAAGGGTACCCATTACAGATGCAATAACTACAGCCACCATGCGACCAGAGATATCTTTAACTTGCTTTTTACTCATTATATTTTCCTTATTAGAAGGGTTACGATTCCACCAAAACCATTATCGTTCTTGTCTGGGGAAGACTCGTTGGCGAATTTAACTTCTTCAATCAAGCCTTTGAATGTTTCATTGGTACGGTAATCCGTTACACGAACAAAGTCTGCTTGTTCTTCTAGTTGTTCTAGAGTAGTAAGCAACTCAAAGCCACGACCTGTGTATCCAAACTGGGTATTGAAGTGGTCAAACTCTGAGTCAAAGCACTGCAAGTTGTATTGGATTAGTCGCTGCCTACGAGCAGCAGGTAATGCCTTTAACTGATAGGACTTAAGTACCGGATAATTAGTAACCGGACTACCGTTAACTAAAGTAAACTTAAGACCCATCTGTTCAACAGCAACAGCAGGCTGAGCAATGTCTACCTCAGAACCAATACTTACTGTGTCCAGGGTTAGCAGGTCAAACTCATTACCGTTAGCATCAATAGTTGTAACAGTAATACCATCGCCCTCAGCGATAGAACCGTTAATAGTTATGAACTTAAAGAACTTAGGTTCAGTTGTATTGAAACGGATGTTACCAGTTGTCACATATCCAGAACTTCGGTAGTTAGTTGTATGCTCTACCTGCAGTTCACCTGCTGCTCCACCTTCTTCAATAACCATAACAAGACGGTCATTAAGATTGTAAACTTCAGTACAATCAGAACTATCTGGAGTTGACTGATACTCTAGGTCATAAGCATAAGCAAATGTTCCATCATCAAACTGTTGGGACAAGTCAATGCGAATTAGAATACCGTTAGTATTTGCACCTTCAAGAACTTTAGTTGCAGCGTATAGGTAACTACCACGTTCAGTGAATCCATTAACTGCGTAACTTGTTTCAACCAAAAGCGGACCAAGAATTAAATCACCATCTTGATTCACTTGACAGATACGTACACCTTTATTGGTGCCAACTGCAAGATACCCAAGGTAGTAATGTATTGCTTTAATCGTTTCGCCATCTGGCAAAGTTACTGTAACTGTTGAACTTGACAAGTCTGGCAACAGACTTCCATTATTGGCAGATGTTGGCGTAGTGTCAAAAGGTATCTTAAAAATCTCTCCATTATTTCCAGAGTTTCCTGAAGCATAAATGTGAGTTGTGCCACCAGTAATGTCATTCCAAATAAACGTAGAGTCAATATGCGTTCGTGAATCATATTGCTTACCAGCGGGTAGAGCACCGTTATGTGCATTAGTATCACCTTGAGTAGTGTCAAGAAGATTTAGTATGTTGTCTTCACCAAAGAAAACAAAACCCTTTGCATACTTAACAAACGCAGCGCTGTTTCCGCCATCGTGCCTTGCAAAAACAACATCGGATGCAAGGTCTCCAACAGTTCCTCTATGAATAGCACCACTACAAGTAGCGTAATACTTTCCGCCAGATGTAGTTACAGAAGTAAAGGGATAGGTCGCACCGGTATGACCCATTGGTGTTGTCGCACCAGTTACACCAAATGCAACATAGTTATCAGTGTCCATTGGACCATTTGGTGCAGTAACACCAAGGCTAATTTTCTTTAGTACACCATTGGCATCACCAGATACAAGAACATCTTTAGTTCCATCATTACCAGTTGCAGCATTAATAC